GTAAAATTATAGGTACAACTGGTACAACAGTTAAACAAAAAGAAGTAGGAGTGTTTGGAGTGTTTCAAGGATTTAGTCCTGAACAGCTCGAAAGTATAGAAAGGCAAAAACTAAGTGATGGAAATACAAGTAGACAAATTGACGTTGGGTCAAACGATTGAAGCCTTGAAAAAGACTTCAGAAGGTTTAACCAAACTAGAAATAGAATATCCTGACAATTATATTGTTAGGAAAATAGTGACAATGAAACAACTTGTTGACCATCTTGATGCAACTAACATAATACTAGATGAACAAGATAGTTATACAAATTAATATTCCGTATGCATTAAGCACAACGGATTCAACTTTTAAATACATGGTGTTTTATACAAAATGATAGCAACAAAAAGGAAGATGAAAAGGAACGAGTTAATAAAAAGAGTAGAAGCTTTAGAATTTGTATTATCAAAAGTAATTAGTTCACAAAGAAATGTAGAATTAATTATAGATTATTATATTGAAATGAATGGTAATGAAGAAAAATTTCAAAAATTCTTAGATAAAAAAGCTAAAGATGCAGAAAGCTCCGAACCTAAATCTAAATAATATAACTAAAGCTGAAGAAGTATTTCAACTAGCAAGTAAAGATTTAATATCATTTGGTAAATTATTTTTACCTGATGACTTTATGCGTAGTGAAACTCCACCTTTTCATTATGAAGTAGCAGATAATATAGATGACCTTAAAGTAAAGCAATTAGCTGTAATACTTCCCAGAGGTCATGGTAAAACAGTATTGACCAAAGCGTCTATATTGAAAGACTTTCTATTTTGCCCAAAAGATGATATGCATTTTTATGCTTGGGTATCTGCTACTCAAAAATTATCTGTTGGTAATATGGATTATATTAAATATCATCTTGAGTATAATGAAAAAATAAAATATTATTTTGGAATGACAAAAGGCCCTAAGTGGACTGAAGAAGATATTGAGTTAAATAATGGATGTAAGTTAATAAGTAAATCAAACGTAGCAGGTATTCGTGGTGGAGCTAAATTACATAAAAGATATGACCTTATAATATTGGATGACTTTGAACATGAAGCTAATACAATTACTAGAGAAGCTAGAGATAAGAATGCGAATTTGGTTACTGCTGTTGTCTATCCCGCTTTGGAGCCTCATACTGGTAGGTTGCGTGTTAATGGCACTCCTGTACACCATGACTCTTTTATTAATAATCTGCTTATTAATCATAGTAGGGCTGAAAAAGCTAAAAAAGATTTTGCTTGGAAACTAATTACATATAAAGCTGTATTACCAAATGGTTCTCCATTATGGGAAGGTTGGTTTCCATCTACTAAATTAGAAGAAAAAAAGAAGTTTTATTCTGACTCTGGTAGACCACAAAAGTTTTATCAAGAATATATGATGGAGGTACAAAGCCTTGAAGATTCATTATGGACAAGAGAACATATTAAGTATTGGGAAGGAAGGTATGAGTACGATGTGGAAGAAAATCAAAATTACTTGGTTATTGATGGAGAAAAATTTCCTGTTAATACCTTTGTTGGTTGTGACCCTGCCACAGATATTGATACTAAGGAGTCTGATTTTTCTGTTATCATGGCTATTGCGATTGACTCAGAAAATAATTTATATGCTTTAGAATATGAAAGACATAGAAGTATACCAACCATAGGACAAAAATCTGATACTGGAGAAGTCATTGGTAAGAAAGGTGTAGTAGATTATATTATGGATATGCACGAAAAGTATCATTGTGTATCTAGTACTGTTGAAGATGTAGCTATGAATAGAAGTGTATTTCAATCTTTAAATTCAGAAAGAAGACGTTTAAACAAGTTTGATATAGCAGTAATACCAGAAAAACCAGGCGGAAGACAGAAGATTAATCGTATATATAGTGGTCTTTCAGGTAGATTTAGTACAGGAACAGTACATTTAAGAGAAAATATGTTTGATTTAATCAATGAAGTTGTTACTTTTGGCCCTAGAATGGCTCATGATGATACTATAGAGACTCTTTATTATGCTCAAATGCATGCATTCCCGCCTGATTTGAGAAAAGATAAACGTAATAGAACTTGGTACAAACCAAAAAGGAAAGCGAAAAATTGGATAGTAGCATAATAACAATGGAGAAATAAAATGGCTGAAAAAAAGAAAAAGAAAAAACAACCCAAAGGAATGCCTTCTGGAAGTATTCAATCTAGAATGCCTTCTTCTACTAATACAGGAAAATCTCCTAAAAAAGCAGTAAAGAAAAAACGTTCTTTAATGGAAAGAATTAATCCTTTTGATAAAGAAAGTAAAGAACGAAGAGCAGCTAAAAAAAGAATGAAAGCTAGCAAAAGAATGTCATCTAGTAAAAAAGCTAAAGGTACTGGTTTAGTTAGTACTAAAAAATCTAGGGCAAAAGCAATAGGAGCTAAAGCTGGAACTAAAGTTCGTAGAGGAGCTGTAAAAAAAGTTTCTACCAAAGGTGGAGATTTTGTTAAGTATGAAAAAAAATCAAAAGCAGCTGGTAGTTTTAGAGCAGCTTTTAAATCAAATTGTTCTGGTGGAGCCAAGTCTTTTACTTGGGATGGTAGAAGTTATAGTTGTAAGAAAAAATAATGATTAGCATTAGTCAAATGAAATCTCTAATCGAGAAAACTTGTTCAAGATTAGGAGATAAATACGCAAGTCCTGAAGCTGTTAATTTAGTATTAGCAACTGGTATTGTAGAATCAAGGTATGAATATATTAAACAAATGGGAGATGGGCCAGCTCGTTCATTCTGGCAAGTAGAGCCAGCGACTGCTGTAGATACTCTAGCCCATTTCTTAGTTCATAGAAGTTCTTTAATGCAAAAATGTGCAGAAGCTACTTTAATTGATTTAAAATACTGGCAAACATATGATGAAAATGTATGGGCTGAAATATTAGAAAAAAATATTGCAGCTGGAATAGTTCATGCAAGATTAAAGTATTGGAGAGTTCCTAAAAAAATGCCTAGTAGTTTAGAAGGTCAAGCAGATTATTGGAAAAAATATTACAATAGTGAAAGTGGTGCTGGTAGTCCAGAACATTTTATTGAACTAGTTAAAAAGTATTTAAGATAATGCCTACTCTATATCAAATGTTAAGTGGAGGTATGACAGCTGAAGAACATAGAGAGCAATCTATGTTAAATATTTCTAAAAAAAGAGCTGACGCTAAAACAATGCCAAAACCTCAGTTAGATATTCATAGTGGTTTAGATTTATTAGGAATGACTCCAGGCGTTGGAGTTGGCGCTGATTTATTAAATACAGCTCTTTATACAGCAAAAGGTGATAAGAAAGGTGCTTTAACATCTTTATCCCAATCTATTCCATTAATTGGTTTAGGGTCAGGTCTAAAAAAAATAATTAAACAAGCGAAAAAATCTAATAAAAAAACAGTTACAGTATATAGAGCTGTAGGTGAAGATGGATTAAAACCAATAGGAAATAAATTTATTGGAAGTGAGTCTATGGGTGGTGAAGTATATGCAACCTTAGATAAAAATGTAGCTAAAAAATATGCTTCTTTAAACCCAAATCGTAAAGTAATGAAATTTGAAATTCCTAAAAAATGGATACTCGAAAATGAAAAAACAATACAAATGGCGATTAAAGAAGAAGATACGTTTATGGAAAAAATAAGAAAAGATATATTTGAAAAATCTTTTGAAAACAAAACTTCTTTAGGAAAAGAACTTAGATTTACAAAAGAAATTGGTATTCCAAAAGAATATTTAGAAAAGGTTTATTAAAAATGGCTAGAATGACAAATAAAAAACGAGCTCAAACTAATAAAATTCTTTGGGAAAAAGCTAATTCCTCTCATAGACAAAGATGGCAAGTGTTAAGTCAAAAAGGATATGACTTTTATTTAAATGAACAACTTACTAAAGAAGAAACAGATTCTCTTAACGAAGCAGGAATGCCTACATTTACTATTAATAGAATTACTCCTATTGTAGAAATTATGAAATATTTTGTTACTGCTAATAATCCTAGATGGAAAGCAGTTGGAGCTACTGGAGATGACGTAGATGTTGCTCAAGTACATTCTGACATAGCAGATTATTGCTGGTATCATTCAAATGGTAAATCAATATATAGTCAAGTGGTATTAGATAGCCTTACAAAAGGCATTGGATATTTTATGGTTGATATTGATAGTGATGCTGACAGGGGAATGGGAGAAGTTGTATTTAAAAAGATTGACCCTTATGATGTATATGTAGACCCTGCAAGTAGAGACTTTTTATTTAGAGATGCTAATTTTATTTCAATAAGAAAAAATGTAACTAAAAGTCAATTAAAAAATTTATTTCCTGAATTTGTTGGTAAGATAAATAAAGTATCAGGTGGTTCTGATAGTATGAGTTATTCTCAAAGACCATCTACAGATTATCAATCTATACAACCAGAAGATATTACAATGGGTATTACAGTAGATGGAGAAGATGATGATGTTATACCATACTATGAAACTTATTCTAAAAAGAAACATGCTTATAGAAATGTATTTATAAAAGTTCTTCCATCTCCAGCTGAAATGGAACAAATAAAAGAAAATGTAGAAATACAAACCGAACAAGCTGAAAAAGAAATTTCTGTTAGTTTGCAAGAAAAAATGCTAAGCATACAACAATCTTTAGAGTCTGGAGAGATAATAGAACAAAGAGCTCAGTTAGAAATGGAAAGAGCTCAAAAAATGTCTGAACAAGCTGTAGAAGAAAATAGAATGCAACTTATGTCTCAGGCTCAAGATTCTGCTACTATTATTGACCAACAAATAATGACAGAAGAAAGTTATCAAGCTTTAATAAAATCTGGTGAAATGGAAAACCAAATTATTGAAGCTATAAAATTTTATGAAAATAGAGTACATTTAACTTGTACAGTTGGTGATGATATATTTTTATATGAACGAGTAATTCCAGTTTCAGAATATCCTATTGTTCCAGTTGCATATATGTATACTGGTACTCCATATCCAATGAGTGCTGTCGCTCCTATTATTGGAAAACAACAAGAGATTAATAAAGCTCATCAAATTATGTTACACAATGCAAACCTAGCTTCTAATCTTAGATGGATGTATGAAGAGGGTTCTGTACCAGAAGAAGAATGGGAAAAGTATTCATCTTCTCCAGGCGCTTTATTAAAATATAGACAAGGATTTGCTCCACCAACTCCTATTCAACCAGCTCCTATTAACAATGCTTTTTTTACTATTACACAAGAAGGCAAGGGAGATGCGGAATATATAGCAGGTGTTCCTTCAGCGATGATGGGATTTACTCAACAACAATCTGAAACTTATAGAGGTTTACTTGCTAATGATGAGTTTGGAACTCGTAGATTAAAAGCTTGGATGGGTAGTGTTGTAGAACCAGCTTTAGAACATTTAGGTAGATGTTTTCAAATGATGGCTCAAAGTCATTATTCAGTAGAAAAAGTATTTAGAATTGTACAACCAGAAGCTGGACAACAACCAGATGAAGAAAAAGATGTAAGAATTAATATTCCTATATACAATGATTATGGTAAAGCTATATCTGTTTACAAAGATTATGCATCTGCTAGATTTGATATTAGAGTTATAGCTGGAGCTACAATGCCAATTAATAGATGGGCATTATTAGAAGAATACTTTAGATGGTTTCAGTCAGGATTAATTGATGATATTGCTATGATTGGTGAAACTGATATAAGAAATAAAAAACAAATTATTGAAAGAAAGTCAATGTATTCTCAACTTCAAGGACAAATGGCATCTATGGAAGAAGCTATGAAAGATAAAGATGGAACTATTGAAACTTTACAACGTCAGTTAGTACAAGCTGGTATTAAAATGAAAGTTGGAGAAGC